GGTGCTACCTTTTCCTCAGTCTGCGGAAGGTCTTCGCCGGCATAGATGTAGTGACCCAACCCGAAGAGTGCCAACCCCTTCACCAGACACCGCATCGTTGTGTCGCTGATTTGGCGAGCATTCGGATTCTTAACAGCATTGTTTCGGTGATCCATAACCGGCAACCACATCTTCCTCCACGCACCGTTGACGCAGATCTTTACCCAAACCGTTACCGTTCCATCCGGGTGAATCTCGTATGGGAACTTCGTGTTGTCATCTGAAGTGTACGAATGTGTGAAATACACCACCTCAAACTGGGAGTCCGGGAAGTTGTCCATAAGGATGCCCCATGCCCATGCCCAGGATAGATAGGTTAACCCCATCTTCTTCTCTGCTTTTTCAGTGCAGTCTATTTTACTTAATTTGTCCCATACCTCTCGGTACGGATCTAATTCTGTTTTTGTTTTTTTATCCATTTTTCTAATGTATCTGGTTTTCTTAACTGATCTACTCTTACTGCTTTTACAGGTTTGTAACCCCCATACTGCTGGGAGAAACTCCTCCTGTTAAATTCTTCTTTCTCGATCCAACCCATGATGTTGACAACATAGTAATCGGTGCCAGGTGAGGTCATCACTGCTATGTCCGCGACCATCGGTTTCTTAAAATATAACTCCCCGGTGGTGGACCACTTCACATCGATGGATGTGTTGCCGCACTCCATGTCAACACCCCCGTCTCCCTCGTTGTAACCTTCAGCTTGTAGATCCACATTCAGCAACTTACTCACTGCAACCTCCCCCAGGGCACCCTCGTAATTGATCTGCATGTCATCCTTCCCGGACACCTTTGCATTCCTGGTGCGAGTACCGAACTTCATCATCTGACGAGTGATCGCCAAAAACTTTGCACAAAGGATTTCAGGTGGGGATAGGATCATTCTAGTCATACGCTAAATTATTTATTTTATACATAACCCCATTAGCGTTCTGCTGACATTCATCGCGTTTGCCTCGTAGCTTTTATCCTTAAAATTGGAATACCGCTCCGTAGTCATGCGCGTTCTCCATTCTGCGTGGCCGAGAACGCTGTATTCCTCTTGGTATTTGGTGTAGGGGCCGCGCACTCCGCAATGAATTTGCCAGACACTTTTGCATACTTCATTTATCTTCATACTGCCATCTGGAGCAACTTCGCAAAGCTCTCCTCGTCCATGTAAAATCTCCAGGGATGGTTGTTCCTCTTGTGGGCAACCACCGCAATCTTACCCCTCGCATCCCGCGCTGCTTGGTCGCATGCATTCGGGACTGATAGTGCCTCGACATTCTTAACCTCAAACATCATCACATCATCCAACTCCTCGCAGACCACATCCGCACCTCCTAGTCCGTTGTACTGGACACCTCTCTTTGCAGAGGTCCAACCGAGATCGCGTAACCAATCCCTAAACATCCGCTCCCCGCGCTTGCCTTTCTCTCTAGAAAACTTCCCCATTACCACTTACCTGGAAATCTGGGGGTTCTGCCGCCGGCAAAAGTCCATGTCCTACCATCTAGTTTGATGGGCACCTTCATGCGTTCTCCGTTTGCCGTCCTGGTCCTAAAGTTACGGTTGTGCGGCACCCGAACATGTACCATCTCCCCGTTGGTTCTCTCACAAAGGACCACCTTGTAATTAGGGAAATTGTGCCGCACCACAAATGCCTCCTCGACCTCTAGGGCAGGGGGTTCTTCAACCTTCTGACCTTCCAACCCGAGGATCCGCATCATCTTTCGTTCACCAGTTTCAGTATACACAATGTCCCTACCGTCCTTGTGCCAATCGTCTGGGTACACCAGTTTGGTCTGACGGTGCCGCACGATGGTGTCCCGGTTGATCCCGGTCTTCTCGGAAAGTGTTTTCTCCCTTGTCATCTGGTCCATGTATCAAGGAACTCTTTCACACCCAAACTGGATGCTTTGAAGTCTCGCACCATCTGCTCCTCATATCTGTCCTCTGCTGGGTAAAGCCCTTTCAGAACTTTCTCCCTTATCTTGCGAGTAAATTGTTTCTTGGTTGTGCCAAGATCTAGATCGTACTTGGGGGGTTCCCCCACTTGTGCCGTATCCGATCTGCCGGCACCCATTGTTGTTAGATTTTTCATTTCGATATATCGTATCTATCCCTTAAATAATCCGAGTTAATTGGCAACCACTCACACAACTCCTCTAGCCCACCTTTATGCCAGAAGGTGATTGCCGTCCTGACCGTTTCAACCTGGTACAACCAGGTATCCTTCTCCCAATTCTTAAATATAAATTTACCGTTAAGGATGTAACCCTTCTTCCTAGCTAACCGGTAGTCCAGTCCTGCTTGGCGAATAACCGCACCAATCAAGTCAATGCATTCATCCATTCCCGAGTACCTTTTCAATGCACTCTTCGATCACCTTAGTCATCGTCTTGCCACTCTTCTTGATCTGCTCCTTGATCAGTCCCATGACCCTAATGGTAGGTCTGAAACTTATTGGTATGTTTCCGTATTTAGTCTTCATTGATATATGGTGTCATACACCTAAAGTTAAAAAAGGGGAACGATACAAGCGGGGATCCATCCGCTTATTCCACAACCAAGTATATCCATTGTTTCGCATCGTTCCCCTAAGTGTTGTCAGGTTGATTTCTCTAAATCCCTAACCCTGTTGGTTAGCACCCGTATGATTGTTGTCTGATCCTTGACCTGGTTCTTGAGGTCTTCGGTGCCCTGCAATGCTGCTTTCAGCTTTGCCCTCAACTCGTCTTTACTTTCAGTAGTCATGTTACTGGTGTCATACACCTTGGTTCAAAAAAGGGGGTTAACCCTTTAACGATTTTCTCGCCATTCCATCCTCTGAGTTTGGTTCCAGTTGGCGTAACTGGTCTTGCAGATACCATTTTTGCAAATTCGGATGCTCCCCATCATGGACAACTCGGACGAATCCTTTTAATCGTGCCGTAGATGCCATTTCTTGAAACCGCTTCCATGCCCAACTGTCCTCCTTTGTAAGGAATTTCGGGTCATCCTCAACGATAGCAACGAACATATTGTGGGATGACCACAACCACTCCTCATTGCTCGCTTCAAACCAATATCGCCCCGATGAGAATTTGCCGATGAACGTGCAGACTGCCCACATTAAAAGCAACCCGAATACAAATTGTTTCAACGTCACGGTGCGCTGCACTCGTTCGTTTGTGTCTTCGGCTTGTATGTAGTGTTCCCTCTCCTGCAACTCCTTGAAGTCGGAGAGGTCTTTACTCATCGGTGGATTTGTGTTGTTTGTATTCCCCATTTTTGTTTATCAATTTTTCACTTAATTCCTTTAAAAGCTCCGACAGGGAGATGCCGCGATCCGCAGCATGTTCCTGCAACCGTTCTACATTAGTCTCCCATTCCCAGAAGGTGACCAATTTCTTTCCTTTTTTACGTTGTCCTGGCATCTAGCAAAAACGAGTGTATGACACCTAAACTCTTTAAAACAAGCAATCCTCATCCGTATGCGCTTGTTGTACTACCGTTGTACTACTGCGGTCAACCCCTTTTTTAAAAAAAGTTTGCATCCCAGGTATTACGGTGCCAATCCTCCCCTCTATGCGGCGACCATCAGAACCGGCTGGACCTAAAGTTGGGAAGAACTTCCGTATCTCCCCGTCCCTCTGCAAATACGTTGAATCCTATGCTAAGGAGCATGGCACAACCTTCTCCGCACTGGTCGAAGAGTGTGTCAGGAAGCAAATAGGGGACATTATCGCTGAAATGGACATCGATACCCCTACGATCCGTCCCGCATGGATCAAATTCAAAGGGGGGGGCATCTACCTGGACAAGTGTATCCGCATCCCCGGGAAGGGAGTCTTCATCCCCGAAGCACATATGGCATCACTTCCCACCGATTTGACCTAAATCGCACCCATTCTCACCTTTCCCACAAATAGTCCTTGCACCACTTCTAAGTAGGGCGTAAAAACTTTGCGTGACACGAGTCCTAGAAGGAACCCCTTTCTAGGAGATGCACTGCGATAGAGGTGCGAGTTTGATAATCACGAGCCGGCAATGTCGTTAGCGGACTGACAACCGGGAAAGCAGGTAAAACTGCGGGAGAGGGCAAATGCTCTGCCATAATAGGTTCTTCCCTCCTGAACCTCAAAGGCATCATAGGGATATAAGCGATAGGTTTATACCTCACAGGGAACGGAGATTATTCGGCTTAGACAGGGTAAAGCTCCGCTTTGCCCTCAAGGGAACGGACTCCTCTTCCGGCAATACCGGATATCAGATATTCTCTAATATAAGAGAAGGCAGGAACTCTGCCCCAAAATATGAGAACAATCCTCCCAAATATATTATCCCCACAACGAGGGACTGAGATATCCCGCATACCTCCCAATACATCCAACACAATATGGGATAGACCCGAGATCAATGAATTAGCAGAAAAGATCTTCCACCTGTCTCCCTCCAAAGAAAAACCTCTCCTCGCCCAGCCCTCCTACTGGCGCGTGGAACAGAACTGGGACCAGGGACACAAATGGCACTATGACGGGTGCAAGAAAGAGGGAGATGCCCTGGTCAAGAATCACATGTCTTGGTGCGGTTACTCAGCTTCGATCCTGCTCACCGATCCTTCCACCTTCACCGGCGGCACCTTCAAATTCGATAATCCCCCAGAATCCCACCGGGAAGATCACTACCTCTCAGCGGTATTCTACTCGTCAGGTGCCCATAATGAACCCCAATTACATATGGTCGAACCCTATTCCGGAAACCGCACCGTTCTGCTAATGTTCTTCCAGACGATATGAGGAAGATTCCTAAACCAAGATGCAGGATCCCCTGGAACACGGGTTCCCGCACCCATACCCCGAAAAAGGGTAAGGGGAGCTATATCCGGAAACCCCTTGAAATTGAAAAATGAGAGATTACAAGAAAGAATACGCCAAATACCACTCGAAACCCGAACAAAAGAAGAATCGAGCTTCCAGAAACGCTGCCAGAAGAGCAATGGTGCGGCAAGGTGCGGCATCCAAAGGTGACGGCATGGATGTTGACCACAAGAACTCTAACCCACGAGATAACCGTCTCAGCAACCTCCGAATGCGTAGCAGATCCCAAAATAGGTCCCGCAAATAACCTTGACGACCTAAAAATTCCCCATTAAGTTACCCCCTCTGCGACTGTCTAGTCACTTCGCAGTCATAACGTGCCGCATCAGTGTCTATCGCTCTGGTGCGGCATTTTCTTTATCCCCCGTACAT